TGATACACCTACAGTAATACCATTTTTAATTAATTCTTTTAATATATTGCCTGATGGTGTTGGTAAAATTTCTATTTTACCCATTAATTGATCTCCATCCCAATTATAATCAGTTACTATATGTGATACATTTTTTAAATTAATTACAGTAGATTCAGGATGATCAAGTTCGCCCATTGAGCGTCTTTCTTTTACTAGTTGATCGTATTTTTCCATTTCACGATCCCATAACTCTTTTTTGTAATATCTACCATTACCATTTTTTACTTCAGCAGTAGCAAGGATACCTTCAACAATTAAGTTTCCGTTATCCCTATTTACATTTTCAGTTAATTGAGAAGGTGAAACTTTAATAGCATGTGTTTCTATTAATAGTTTCTTACTCATTATGATTGATTTATAGCGTATGCAGATGTAGACTGGCCTACTTTCTTAGGATCTAGAAAAGGTTTTTGTTTACTTCTTGTTGGATTATTTTTTTCATTCCAACTAACTGCATCCATTTCATCAATTTCTTCAGCTTCATCTACTACTTCAGTTTGTTGGTATTTTTTACCCGCCATTTTTTCATACATTTTTTCCATCTTGCTTTTTCTTTTTTCTAAAAGCTTAATTTCTTTTTGCATGTCCTTCATTTTCTTTTTATCAATTAATTCTTTTAAATTATCATCCTCATTAATTGAACTTACTCTTTCAATTTTTTCATTAATGTAATTATTTAAAAATTCTAATTGAGCTTCCATTTTAGTAATATCACCTGCTTTTCCTATTTCAGCTAATTTGGTTTCAATGTTTTCTTTTTTAGGTTTTTTACCCATTGCTTTTTTAATTGCCTTATCCCTTGCAGCTAAATAATCTTCCGAGTCTATATCTCCATCTCCATCATGATCTTTTCCTTTAGCTTCATCCACGTCTTCTTTTTCTTCTTGCATAGTATCTGAATAGGAAACAGCTGTGCCCTCATCTTCCATTTCATCCATAGGTAATTTTTC